ACTTTTCAGAGCTTCTGATTACATTACAAAACACTCTTTCACACCAGGGATAATTCCATGAAACCGCGTAAGAAACACCCGAGATCATCGAACTCTGTCCCAATTGCAAGTGGAGCGATGAGAAGCCCGATCTGCCCGAGTTGTAATTCCTACGTTCCGCCCTACTGCTGGGATCAGGAAATTGAGATCTGGGAGTGCGAGCAGTGCGAAGAGTGCCTGATGAACGGGGACATCGAGGAATGGACGTTCACCCTGCCTCACTTCGAGGAATGGTCGAGCCAACTAGAGCTAGAGGACGGAGGGAATTTCATACTCGATCCTTGGGAGAGAGATTTCATCGAAGACATGTTCACGGGCATTCCCGAGATCTGGGCAGTCGTACCGGAGGAGTCAGGCAAGAGCACTCTGATTTCAGTCGTTGCTCTGTATCACGCGAGATTCCGCGAGCAGGGCTACGTTCCGATTGCGGCATCCGCTCAAGAACAGTCTCTCGTGCTCTACCGCCAGGCCGAGGGCTTCGTCAGGCGCACACAGGTGATGGATCAGGAGTTCGAACGCAGGCCGGGAATCCGTGAAATTCGCTGCGACTACACCGGATCCCTGATCAAGGCCAAGGCGGCAGACGAGAGAACGGGAGACGGGATCATCCCCACGCTTGCGATCTGCGACGAATTACATCGCCACAGAGACATGGGCCTCTATCGAACATGGAGAGGGAAGCTCACCAAGCGGAGAAATTCACAGATCGTCGTCATCTCCACCGCAGGAGAGCCAGGCTCGGATTTCGAGGAAGTCCGAGAGAAGATGCGCCAGCATCCAGACGCAACACGAGATGGCTGCTTCACGAGAGTGGCAACCAAGAATTTCATCCTCCACGACTACGCAGTCCCGGAAGAAGCGGATGCGACGGACATCAAGGTGGTGAAATCCGCCAATCCTTCGACACGGATCACGGAGGAGACGCTGAGAGAGAAATTCAACTCGCCAGCGATGACCCTCTCTCACTGGAGGAGGTTCGTCTGCAACCTGCCGACGAGATCCGATATGGCAGCAATTTCAGAAGCGGAGTGGTACCAAGCTGTCGGTGCTGAAATTCCGCCTGGTGAAACCATCTGGCTGGGACTGGACTGCGGCTGGCGCTGGGACACGACTGCAGCAGTCCCGTTCTACATGCCGTCCAGCGGAGACAGAAGATTCGGCCCTGCTGAAATTCTGATCCCGCCCAGAGACGGAACGAGCCTGGAGATAGACCGCGTGACAGACATGCTCGGGCGGATCCACTTGAGGAATCCCGTCCATACGCTGGTGATGGATATTTCAGACGCCCGTGACGTTGCCGACTGGGCCGAGAAAGAGCTTGGCGCGCAAGTAGTCGAAAGAGGAACGTCACTCCCCGCCCAGGTGGAGGACTACAAGAATTTCATGCAAGCGCTCAGAAACGGGCAACTGAAGCACGCAGGCGATCCCGGCCTCTCCAAGCACGCGCTCAATGCGGTGAACAGGATCCTTCCCGGAGGCGATGCCGTCTTCTCCAGGCCCGCTCAGAACCGCAGAGCGGCAGCGCAGGACAGACGAGTGATCGACGCTTTGACTGCAGCAGCGGCAGTTCACACGGTTGCCACGGCCGATCAGCAGGGATCCGTCTACGACGAGCGCGGTGTAATTCGGGTATGACCTGGCAGACCGGAACACCCCGAGACGAGAGAACGAAAGAGAAGATAAGCCGGACGATGAAATCCGGGATGATGGCCGATCAGAACCATCCCCAGTGGCAAGGCGATCAGGTCAGCTACAACGGTCTTCACAAGTGGGTCAGCCGTCACAAGGAGCGCACCGGAAGATGCACGTTCTGCAATTCCAAAGGTCGAACTGAGTTCGCAAACAGATCCGGACTGTACCTGCGCGACCTGGACGATTACGTCGAGCTTTGCCGCCGCTGTCATACCTGGTTCGACTCAAAGCTGATTTCAGGCTGAAGCCCGAAATCCGGCTCGTATGCCCTCGCTTGATTTCCCCCTGAGCATCCTGCTACGTTGCCGCGCCGATGAGGCTCTTTCGACGTGAGCGCCGCGCCACGTCTGGGCTGGCCGTACCACAGGACTGGCTCGTTGACACGCTGCACGGCGGGACGAAGACCACCGCTGGCGAGCGGATCGATGTAAACCGCTCGCTCCAGCTTGCCGATGTCTTCAGTTGCGTAAATTTCATCTGCGAGCAGATCGCCTCTCTGCCGTTGAAGGTCTTCTACGAAGCGCCGGACGGCGGGATCCTGGAAGCCCCGCAGCACCGTGCCTACCGGATGCTGCACGACTCGCCCAATCCCGTCGTCCCGGCATTCCGCTTCTGGTCAACTGTTGCTGCTTACCTGCTGCTCTGGGGCAATGCGTTCATAGAGAAATTGCGCGACCAGAGCGGACTCGTCTCGGAGCTATGGCTGTATCACCCCTCACACGTTGTCGTGCAGTGGAACGAGCAGCTACGGGAGAAGCGGTTCAGGATCATCGGCGGAATCGCTCCCTGGTCTGCCATCACGTCCGGGGAGACGCAGGTCAAGACGCAGGATGAAATTCTCCACGTCTACGGGATCTCTTCTGACGGCCTGATCGGGATGAGTCCGATCCAGCAGGCACGGGAAGCTCTGGGTCTGGCGAAGGGGAGAGAGCGATTCGAAGGCGAGGTCTACGCACAGAAGCCGTTCGTCTCCGGAGTGATCGAGCATCCGAACACGCTCAAGGACACCGTGAAATTGCGCGAGTCCTGGAAGTCGATCTACGGCTCCGAGGGCAAGGACAGGCACGGAGTCGCGGTACTGGAGGAGGGAGCGAAATACAACCAGTTGACCGCGCCTCTTCAGGACATGCAGTTTGTGGAGTCTCAGAAGCTCTCACGCACGCAGATCGCAAGCATCTTCAAGCTGCCGCCCGCTTACATCGGCGGCTCAATGGGAGACTCGCTCACGTACCAGACGGTCGAGTCCAATGAAATCTGGCTCGCACGTCACACGCTCTCTCCGATCTGCGTGAACATCCAGAGCTTCCTCAGAACGGACAGAGGGATATTTCCTTTCTCGGCTTGGTATCCCGAATTCGTCCTGACCGCGCTTCTCAGGGGCGACTCGACTGCGCGCTCCAAGTATTACAAGGTCATGTCCGACATCGGCGCAATGACCGTCGATGAAATCCGCGAGCTTGAGAACCTGCCGCCGATGGAGCCGGAAGACATTCCGACCGACCAGACACCGCCCGATCAGACACCACCCGAAGAGATCCCACCCGAACAGACACCAGCCGCAATTTCAAACGGATCGCAGAACGGCAAATCGATTCCGGTGATCTCGCATTCGCGCCGTCCACCAGGAACGGCACAAGGAGGCTGATGAAAATGCCGTTTCCGGAAGAAGGGGCAGTCGAACTGCGGTCGGCCGTGTTTCAGCTTGTCGATGCGGCAGACGACGGATCCAATTTCAGTGGCTACGCAGCGGTCTTCGATGCACCGACGCAATTTCAATTGCCCGACGGCACTGAAGTTCATGAAGTGATCGAGCGTGGCGCGTTCCGCAAGGCACTCACGGAGTCGAGGAACGTCCCGCTCCTCTGGAACCACAATCCGGACTGGCCGTTGGCGACGACAGACGCCGGAACGTTGAAGCTCCACGAAGATCCCAAGGGTCTGCGTGTCGATGCATCAATCGGCCGGGATTTCATGAGCGATTTCGTCCGCGAGCGGATCCGGCGCAGAGAAGTCCAGGGCATGAGCTACGGCTTCGTCGTCGCACCGGACGGACAGAAGATCTTTCGGGAGAACCAGGTCGTTCATCGCTCACTCAGGAATTTCAGGCGATTGCTCGACGTGTCACCGACCTGGGATCCCGCAAGCAAGGACACGATGGCAGAGCTTCGCCATCTCGCATCACTCACCGTTGACCTTCAGCAAGCTCTCACGGGCGATGCGCCGCAGCTTGAGGGTGGGGGAGATCAGACGGATGCGCACGAGGGTCATTCCGGGGGACTTGTTCCAGCAAGGAAATGGCGCTCAACTTCTGTCGATCTTCTCTGAAAGGAAATGAAATGCGGAAGGACGAACTGAAGGCGTTCAAGGAGCAGAAGGTTGCTCTACTGGAGGAGCTTCGCACCGTCGGAGCAACGGCGGATCAAGAAGCAGAGAAGCGCAACACGCCCGGACAGTGGACGGGCGAGGAGCAGGAGCGCTTCGACAAGATCGAAGGTGAAATTCGCGGACTGAACGAGCGGATCGAGCGTGGCATTCAACTGAGCGCTCATCAAACCTGGCAGCCGAACGGTGAAATTGCACTGGACGGCCGGGTTCCGGAGAAGTTCAGCGAGTGGCGGTTGCTCGACGAGCACGCACGTCCGCAGAACACGCCGGAATTTCGGTCGGCGTTCTTCCACTACATGACGACCGTCTACGACCATCAACTAGAGGACGAGGAGCGGCGCACGCTCTCCAAGGCGACCGGCGCAGCAGGTGCATTCCTCGTCCCGACCGACATGTACGACCAGATCATCCGGGCGATCCGGCTGATGGGCGTCGTCTCGCAGCTTGCGACGACAATTACAACTTCGGCGGGAGAGAGCTTGCAGATCCCGCAGAACCTCGCCCACGGCACCGCAAGCTGGGTCGCAGAGAATGCGGCGTTCACTCCCTCGGACGAGACGTTCGCTCAGGCGGCGCTCAGCGCCTACAAGGCGGGGGCAAAGGTAATTGTCTCCGAGGAGCTACTGGTCGATTCCGCCTTCCCGCTCGACTCGTTCCTGGCAACTGAAATGGGCGAGCGGATCGGAGTGCTGGAAGGCGCTGCATACATCGGTGGAGACGGCAACGGCAAGCCGACTGGAATCCTCGATGCAGCGTCGGCAGTCACCGTCTCGCAGGCGGCAACGGGCAACGCAACAGCGTGGAGCTACGCCGCGCTGGTGGCACTGATCTTCACGGTGCCGACGCAGTACCGCGCAGGCTCCGTTTTCATCGTCTCCGACTCTGCGGCTCGCGCCTTCTACATGATGCTCGATTCGCAGAACCGGCCGCTCTGGAATGTCAACGTCGCCAGTACGGGGCCGGACACGTTCCTCGGCTATCCGATCTACACCGACCCGAACCTCGCCGCAGTCGCTGCGAGTGCCAAGTCCGTGATCTTCGGAAATTTGAAGCGCGGCTACATGATCCGCCGCGTGGACGGCTTCGCGCTCCAGCGGCAGATCGAGCTTCACTCGGACAACGGCCAGGTGGGCTTCAGGGGCTACGAGCGCGTGGACGGCAAGGTCGTGCTCCCCGACGCCCTGCGCATCGGCCAGAACTCCGCGACGTAAGGAGGAAATTTGCCCGAGAAGAAATCAACGACGCAAGCCGCACCGGCAGAGGCGGAAACGCCGAAGCTCGATCCGGTGACGCACGAAGCACCCGCAGCGGACGATCAGTCATCAGCACCGGGGCCGTACGAAGCGAAGCCCGACGAGCCTCCCGTGAGAACGACGCAGCCGGACACGCCGATTGCTCAGTCGCTCGCAACGGGAGCGGGCCAGCACGTTCCTCCGGAGGAAACGAGCTAGCCGAAATTGCATCCGGGGAGACGAGCGCTCTACCTCGTCGCGCTCTCTCCCCGAATGCAAAGGAGATGAAATGTCGTACGTCACCATCGATGAAATGAAAGCCAGCCTCTCGATCACGAGCACCGACTGGGACGCCGATCTGCAGCGTGCGGCGGATTCGGCCAGCAGGGTCGTGGATTCGATGACGAGGCGCTCATTCGAACCAGGGCCAGTCGGTGAAATCCGGTGGTTCAGCCCGGTT